TACACAAAACTACAATATCTACAATAACAGAGGCGGTTCATATTCAGCAGGTAATTCTGATGTAACTTTAACCGTACAAGCTATTGTAGGTTCTACAGGGTCAGCTGGACTAACTACAGGTTCTGGTTGGACTTCAGGTGACACCATTAAAATTATTAACAATAACCAGATTGTAGGTAAAGGTCGTAATGGTGGAGCTGGTGGTGCTAGAAGTGGAGCAGGTGGAGGAGGTCAAGCTGGACAACCAGCTATTAGTCTATCATACCCAGTCACAATCCAAAACAACGGAGGATTTATCCGTGGTGGCGGTGGTGGCGGTGGCGGTGGAGCTGGTGGTAGCTACACACAGCCTGGACAAGGTGGCAAAGGTCAAACTCCAACTACAGTACAATTCGGTGGTGGTGGAGGTGGCGGTGGAGCTGGTCAACAAGGCGGTGCTGGCGGTGCTGCTGGGGGCACTAACAGTCAATCAGGAGCCACATCTCAAGCTGGTGGAGCAGGTAGCATAAGCGGTGCTGGTGGTGGCGGTAATGGTAGTGCTGGTAGTCAAGGTACTGACGGTGGTGGTTCTGGTGGACATTTTGGTAACGCTGGTGCATCTGGACAAAACAGTAATCAGGCCTCTGGTGGAAGTGGTGGTGCGGCAGGAAAAGGTATTAATTTAAATGGTAATCAAGTAACATGGGAAGATGGACAAAGTAATGTCCAAGGAGCAGTGTCGTAATGAGTAATCCAATTTGTATGAGAGCATACATAGATAACAAAAAAGTTACTAACCGTGTGTACTTTGCAGGTAGCGAAGACGCTGAGGTGGTAAAAATTAAAAAACAAGTAACAGATGTATTTACCTCTGAAACTTTTCCATATGAGGTTCAAACATGGGGAGTAGATACAGACGGTAATGTTTTAACTTTTCATCAGTGTTCTTGTGAACCAGATTATAAAGATAGTAGTAAAATGCAAAATAGTCTTTTACTTGATAGAGATTTTTTGAGGTATATCTATAATTTAGATACTGCAACAAAAACTATAGAAATATTTTATAAGACAGGCCAAGTTTTACCCGTAGTTAATTTAGGTTCAGGTATAACTGCTTTATATATTACTGATATATGTAACTCAGATTTTGAATTACAACAAACACAAGCAGTTTATGCACAGGGGTCAAATGATGATATATGGGCATGGGCTCAGTCACTAAAATCTGATATTGTGATGCCTATATCAAAAAACAAAAAATTATCTCACGCAGATGATTCATTTAAGTTTCAATTTAATAGCTCAAGAGAATTAGTATCGGTATCTTTATTTACTCATTTAGAGCGTTATCAAGTGTATGGAGAAGGTGATAGTGTTTATGTAGAATATACTTGTGATTTTGCTGATGAGATTACTAACTTAGCTGATACAGAAATAGTACTACCTAAAACAGACAATCACGGTAATCGCATAGCTCAAAATGTTAGTAAATCTAATATTGGTGAGTATGTAAAAGTTCCTAAATCAGACGGAAGTGGTGGCTATGATAAAGTACTTCTTAAGGATTTATAACGACTTAGGAATAGGTCCTACACACGTTACAACTAGAACAGGGCATATGACTATTAGACGTTGGGGTATATGGTGTCCTTATTTTTCTATTTTGTTTTGTAAAATATTACCAGTGCAACAAGTGATGCATGACCATGAAGGTACATTTATATCTTTTATACTGTGGGGTCAATATAAAGAATTGACTTATGACCCTAATACAAAAGTAAAAGAAATAAGAAATCATAAGTGGGTAAACTTACTAACTCACAACAAATTTCACGAAATACAAGCAGAACAACCTGCTTACACTTTATTGTTTATGGGTCCAACAAAAAATAGTACTTCCGTTATTATTGATGATAGGATTATACCCGCAACAAGATTAATCAAAGGATATAGATGAAACTAGCAGACCACCATAAATTATTAGTATCCCAAGCAATTATGCACCTATTTACTATCATAGGTCTTTTTTATTTATGGGATATAAATTATTTATGGTTTACTTTAATTGGTATTATATTTTTTGCAAAGTTAGGTATAGAGGGATATTGTCATAGGTATTTATCTCATGGTGCTTTTACCATAACTAGACCTTTGCAGTTGTTTTTAAACACTTGTGCTATCTTCGGTTTACAAGGACCACCTATGATATGGGCAGCAAACCACTCTACACACCATAAGTATTCAGATGTAGACGGAGACCCACATCCTGCTGAGAATGGCTGGCGTACTTGGTTTTGGATTGGAACAGAAAAAAACTCTCAAATTAGTTCAGGTTTGATTAAAAAATTAATTAAAGATAAAGCACATGTATTTATTAAAAAGTACTATTACGTTATATACTGGAGCGTAGTAGTGTCATTTATGATAGTAAATATTAAACTAGCATTATATTTATTTGCTTTACCTGCAGTATACTCACTACACGCAGCATCGTGGGTTAATGTATTTGGGCATAAAATTGGATATAAAAACTTTGAAACTAATGATAACTCAAGAAACATACATCTTCCTTTTATCTTGATGCATCCATATCACAACAATCATCACGCTGACCCAAGCAACTTGACAATAGCTGTTAAATGGTATGAAATAGACCACATAAAGTTTTTAATAAATTTACTAAAAAAACTAGAGAGATTAAATGAGAGACCCCAGAGTAGTTGATAACTTCTTACCTTCTGAAGAATTTAAGTTAATAGAAGATATATTTTTATATGACGCAGGTCATATTTGGTTTCCTTGGTATTTTGCAGGTCATGTAGGCACAAGAGACACAAAAGGGAAGTCTGATGGGTTTTACTTTATGCATAATTTTTATGATAATGAAGCACGACTTAGTGAGTTTTTAGATACATTAGAAGAATTAATATTTTCTAAGATAAATATGCAAAAGTTAATTAGAGCAAAGGCTAATTTATTTCCAAAGACTGAAAACTTAATTACGTATCAAATGCACGTTGACCAGGATGAACCTCACAAAGGTGCCATATTTTATTTAAACACTTGTAATGGTTTTACTGTGTTAGGAGACGGCACAAAGATAGAATCTATAGCTAATAGAATGTTATTTTTTGATTCTAGTAAGCCACACGCTAGCACTAACTGTACTGACGTTCCTAGAAGAGTAAACTTTAACATTAATTACTTATGAAACAATGGAAAATAAAAACTGCTAGAGACCCACTATACCCTCATATTATTATTGATAATTGGTATACAGAAGAGGAGTTAGGTCTTATATGGAAAGAACTTGATTTTTATTCTAGTAGAGAGGTAGCCACTATTGAGAAAGCAGAGAACACCATTGTGGCTAAAGATTTAAAAGGAGAATCAAAGTCAAATGCTTTTCGTTTTTATCTATGGGATACCTACACAATCAAAGGTAGAAAGTTTTCACATATACTACAGGCTCTATATAAACAACAATCTGAGGAATTTAAAAAGATTGTAGAGAAAGCTATGCCTCTTCACCATAACAATTACATAAATACAAATACTGATTCTACTATGGTTAGTTATTATGACCATGAGCAAGAGTATAAATCGCACAAAGATAGCACACAATTTACTTTTCTTGTCTGGCTTTACAAAGAACCTAAGAAGTTCAAAGGTGGAGATTTTTGTCTTACTGAGGCTAATAAACGAATAAAGTGCATACCAAATAGAATGGTTATGTTTCCTAGTTATTTAGGGCATAAAGTATATCCTGTGAGAATGGATAGTGACGCAAAGTTTGGGGATGGTAGATACTGTGTAACACACTTTTTTAATTGGGAGGCTAAAAATGAAGGAGGTTAAGAATATAATTGTTCCTTGTTGGGTGTATGAGAATGACCAAGGTATGCCTGATGATGTATGTGATTATTTTGTAAACAAATATCAAAACGCAAAAACTACTAGTGGTAAAACAGATGGTAAAAATAAGGAGCTGATTGATAAAAAAGTACGAGATGTAAAAAAGATAGACTTACCGCCTTACACAGGTGTTACCTCTTACCTAATAGCTGCTGCATTAGATGCTAATTTTCAGAACTGGAGGTACGATATAACTTTTTGTAGTCAGT